ACTGCAGGTCGGGGAGATCCTTAGTGTCTAGCTTCCCCTCCTTGAGTTCCTTTGCAGTCTTTTCGAGCGTAGCGATAAGCGTATTGGCATCGGAAAGTCCAGCGTTGATCTCTTGCACAGCTTTCTCTCGTGCCTTGGCTTCCTTGTCTAGCTCTGTTATCGGGGCAGTGATGCTCGTCTGTGGCTCTAAATATCTAATGTAAGGGTCGCTTCCATAGCTCTTTTTAGCCGTCACTAGCTCAACCTTTATATCGTCAAGAGTTGCCTGCTCCCTCGCTTGCAACTCCACGTAGTACTTGCCACCACCACGCACATAAGTGTAGTTAACGCTATACTCCACCATTTGGCTCGGCTGTGATATCGGTGGTACGTTGTTAACGAATTTATAACTCGCCACTTCCACTTGCATATTAACATCAAATCCACCCCAACTAGAGTTGAAGCACTTCCATATCAACTCGCACTGAAATCCTCTACTGTGTGTTGCCCAGCTAGGGTTGCTTGAGTAGTATAACTTAGTATACACTCTGTATCTGTTTTGCACTGAAGTTGGAGTATCAGTTATCGCAATCGGGTAATACATATTCTCGTCAAGTCCAGAGGTATCAATCGTCACCACCTTGGAGACGACTGCGTCTGCACCTTTGTTACCAGTCACGCAAATAGGTTGCGTCTCAATTTGCTCTCCAGTTGTGTAGTGAATGCGGGTCTTAGTCCAAATCCAAAACCCCTCCTTTGGCTTCGGTGCCGTCTCCGTCCACACTCCATTAGCTAGGGCGGTGTTTGATGACGATAGATAGTATAGCTCCACGACCTTTGCAATCCCTCTGCCGTCTGCACCGTCCTTGCCTTGTATGCAAGTGACCCCTCGCACCTCCTCTGTACCGTCCTTGAGATATACTTTCGTGCGTTGCCAAAGAGCTTGACCTCTAGCTGGTGTCGGTGCATTCGTCTGCCACCCACTCGTTGGGGCGGTGTCCCTTGAGCTTGATAATGCAAACTCCACATCAACCCTCTCTATCAGCTTTTGATAACCACGCTCCACCGCTTGGATTTCCGCCTGCACATCTTCAGGAGCTGGAGTCCAATCTGTAGCGATGGTGCCTCGCTCTAGCTTGACATTACGCACCTTTGCCATACCTAGCTTGCGGTTACCAGGTGAACTATAATCCGTAAGAAACCCTTTTAATGGATATCTGCTCTCGTCAGTTGTTAACTGTACGGTGCGCTCCTCTCTGTGCCACTTGCTGTCAGCGATAACCCTTTTAAGCCATAGACCCGCACCAGACAATGAGACGCACCTACTCGTCGCTGTGTCGCTCTCATCTATCCAATATTCAAAAGACAATGTGTAAGTATTTCGCCCCTCTTCAGGTTGCACTTGCTCGTACTCCACATTTATTTGATTGGCGATTGTGCTCTTTATATCTCTATTCCGTATTAAGTTGCGACCACCGACTTGTATTTGGCCGTCCAGCTCCTCCGCTCTCTTTACTGCGTCATCGTACGCTTTTTGAGCTTGAGCAATTGCTTTCTTCTCCGCTTCAGTTAGCACCCCATCGGAATAGGCCTTTGCATTCGCTTCGGCTAGCTTCGCATTCTTTTCCGCCACGTCAATCGCTCTCTTCTCCGCTTCAGTCAACACCCCATCAGCGTACGCCTTTTGCCTTTGCTCTAGCAAAGCATCTTGAGCTTCGGCATAGGCTTTAGCTGTTTCCAACGCCTTGTTCGTTGCATTTATGCGAGCTTGCTCCTCTTTTGTTACAATCCCGTCTGCGTGAGCTTCAGCCTTAACACGTTCGGCTTCGGCTTGTGCATTGGCATAAGCCTCCCACGCCATCTTGCTCGCTTCTTCGCTCTCCTTTAGTTGTGTCGCACCAATGTACCGCACCTTGTCCACCCAGTGGCTTTCCACAAATGCACTGCTCCCCTGCTTGGCGAATAGCATCGTACCTGCTTCGTACGAAATGCCATTGAGTACCTGCGAGGACTCCAATACCCACGTGTCGCCCTCTTCGTACTTCGTCGGCTTCACAAGGAAGGTGGTACTCTTTCCGTCTGCCGTCGTTTGGGCTTTAGAGGCTTGAGCAAGAGCTTGAGATACAAGGGTGTCGTGTATCTCCTGCCATTTGAATTCAGTGGTGTATCGCCACGACTTGCCCATAAACTCACCGCTCTCATCAGTGCTAGTATAAGTGTCACCGATGTGCCGTGCTTTGAGCCCGTTGGTCGTCCACTCATTCTCTGGAGCCTTATCGGGTGCTGGTGCACCAGGATAAAACCAATTAGACACCTCTCCATCGGCTTGCTCCTGCAAGTTGTCTAGCCGTTGGTTTGCTTTATTGATAAGGTCAGTGAGCGTTGCATTGTCATTCGCTCCACTCTCTCGGAGCGCATCTAGTGCCTGCTGTAGTGTCTGCGTGCTATCAGCTTGAGCTTTATCGCCTGCCTCTCGTGCCTTAGCTTCATTAGCAATCTCCGCTTGGACATCTTCAGGAGCGGGCGTCCAGTCAGTCGCCACTGTGCCTCGCTCTAGCTTGACCTGAATACGTTTAGGATAATCAGAAAATCCGAACCTATAGTAGTGTGTACCTTTTGGTGCTGTTAGTACACGAGGTGTCCCATTAGGGTGTCTCCAGTTACCGAAGTCACAGCCTATAAACTCCTTGTTTTCGTTGTACCAATGAAGGATTGCGTGTGCATTCTTTTCTGGGTTGACAATACGCTTAATCACATACACTAGCTTAGCCCCCTCCTCAATTGGATAGTAGGTTGGGTCATAATTAAACGGATAATATTGTATCACTTTGTAATCCCTTGCTCCTGGCACTCCACCTTTGGCTTCTCCATAAAGATAGCCAGGCACCATTCTTGACATCACAGCAAGGTTGCGTCCACCGACCTGCACGCTCTCCGAAATCACTTGGTCAATCCCCTTGGTGCTCCCATCGGGGCGACGGAACTCTATTTGGTCGGAGATGATAGAGCCATTCTGTAGGTCGATGGTCATATTCCCATTGGCACTAGAGATGGTGTCCGTTAGGATCTGTCCTGGTGTGACCATTGAGAAGCCATAGAGACGATTGTAGGCACGATCGCCATCAATGACGCTGGAGAGCGTACCGATGAGCAGATGGTAATGCGTGGTTGTCTCAAAAGGCAAAGGGTCGGGAGAAAGGAGGTAGTTACCTCCCTTGCCCTCACGCTCCACCTTGGCATAAATGTAGTAGCTCTGCTCCATGTCGGTGAGAGCAGGCGAAGTGTAGCGAGCGACAGACCAGTAGCGGTAGTCGGTAGGCTTTCGGGCATTGGTGATGCTCGTTATCCCAATCGTCTGATGCCTTATAAAAGCATTGGAGATGGTGATTCGCTTATCCGAGGGATTGTAATTAATCGCCATCGGCACCGACTTAAGAGAGCCATATCGCTCTACGAAATCGAGCTGAGTTGCTTGGCTCCCCACGAGGAGCCCCATAGTTTCAATTACCGAAGGCTTGATCCGCTTAGAGAAGCCCTCCACCCCCTCCACTGCACGCTCCACCATGCCGATATGCTCCAGAGCCTGCTCGTAGCTCTGTCGTTGCGACCGCTGAAGCTCTCGATCTCGCTTTTGGCTTAGCACCTCCTGAGCCTCTGCCCTATTAAGGACGTTCCAAAGGCTTCCACCCACCAAGGCGGTAGAGAGCGTGATACTCGGGGCGGTAGGGTTATTGACCTTCTGAGCCATCGAGGTGATCCTTATCACCGTTCCCTCGGGGTGAAACTCAGGGTCGGAGAAAAGCACATGCCCACCAGGCACCAGCTTACCACCGATCTCCAGCCACTTCCGCTTTGCCCAAATACCATCTACCTCTCCCTCAAAGGTGAATTGTGGTAGACTGCGTTCGGAGAGCTTTCGAATAGCCTCCTTTAGGAGTTCGTTCTCTGCTTGAGTGACATACTCTTCAGGCAGAGCTATCCCAAAGATCGCATACCTGTCACCAGCCTTTGGAGCCCATTCCTTAGAGGGCATGATAAAGCCATCTTGCTCCGAGGGTATGATCTCAAAGCGACGCTCCTGGTGGTGGTAGCCAGAGAGAGCAGTCTCCGACTGACGGATCTCAAACTGACGCCCTGCCAAGGCACCCGTCTCAAACTTCAGGATCGCCTTCTCACCCCGAATGCGGTAGTCATTGTAATTGAGCTCCTCGGGGATCGAGGTGTCGATGATATCATAGAAGTGCTTCGCTTCATTCGCCACCACTACCGATGATACCACACCCACTCGATGGGGATAGAGTTCGCTCAGCTCCATAGATCCTTCCGCACCATTGCCCTCTAGTAGCTCAATATAATTGCCAGCTTCATCCGTCCGCATTCCCTCACCGCTCCAGCTTTTAGGCAGATGGAGCGTAGAAGCTCCATACTTCGTCGGGTCGATATTCCGACTGCTTCCTAGTACATAGAGCCGAGAGATGGGGAGATTATCAGCATTGCCCCGCTGAGAGACCCCCGATAGAAAGCCATTGCCCTTACCATAGCTCAGGGGAAGTGGATCCTCCTTGTACCGCTCATCTTTGCGTAGAGAGATACTCTTGCCCTCTACCACCCACTCAGTGTGAAACTCCTCGGCCACTCTCCCGAGTGCTGCCCAACAGCTCTCCTCCTTGAAAGCTATCGTCTTATCGTACGAGGTGGCAACACAATTGCCTACGCTCCACTCATGCCCCATAGAGCGAGCGACGAGAGTGGCGAAGTCGGTAGGCGACCCAGCGAATACAAAGGAAGTGCGAGCGATATTGGAGGGGTCTTTGAGAAGCTTATGCTTTAGTTGTTCGGCCGAGCTGTAGAAAGTGGCGATATACTCAAAGTACCCACGCCACAGCTTCTTCGTCTCCTGCGGATAGATAAGGGTATAAGTATTTCCAAGGAACTCTATGGTAGCTCCTTGCTCCAACTTTATATCTTGGTCGCTTCGGAAGTGAAGCACCACTTTACCTGAGGTCATCACCCCTGTGGTGAGTTCGCTCTCATCAGAGGGGTAGACCTTTATAATCGTGCCGTTGTTATTTATCTCCATCATATTATCTGAAAGTATAGTGTGAAGTAAAACCTTGATCGAGTGAGCTTACACTCCGTCATCTCCTTGTAGTAGCAAGTGCGGTCATTGAGTGTTTGCTTGCCAGCTTTCTGTAACTCTCTTGCGAGGAGCGAGAGAGGTGTGGTGAGCTGCTCTTCCCTGCGGTAGGGGATCACACACTGCACCTGCACCTCCTGAGGCTTGGTGTAAAGATCGGTGCTTTTGGATAGCTTTCGACCGCTGATAAAACTTGATTCGGAGAGCCAACGCACCTCCTTTGGCTTCTCAGGCATTAAGAATGAATCGTAGAAGTCCACCACCCCAATGCCCATTGCTCCGAGATCAATGCCATTGAGTGCCACCTTTTGAATAGGCATCTTTGGCACCTCCCCCTCCACTTGCCGAAAGCGTTGCCATACCTGCATCGGGTCGAGCACCTCGTATTGGCAAGTGAGCTCCACCGCCTTTGTTTGCTTGTGGAGCTTAAAGCTAGAGACCTCTTTCAATAAGCAATTAGAGGCGAGCAATGGGAATTGCTTACTTATGAGCGATCCAAGTGCCTGTAGACTTAGTGATTGTTCATTAACCAGAACAAATGAGAGCTCCATGATGTAGCTTGCCCAAAGGGGTGCGGAGAGGTCACACTCCAGCCCCAGTTCATCCTGCCAATTGTTGGTGGGTGGCTCTTTCCGAGGCGGTAGTTTGTAGAGGTCGCCCTTGCCCTCACGTGCGAAGTAAATCATAGCCTTTGGAATCGTGTATCAAAGTTAAACCGCTCAGCAAAGATGCCTGGTTGGATCTCGAGAGGCTCCTCGGAGGAGCAGGAGAGTGGTGCGATGGCTCCTTCGGCATCCCACCCTTGGAGAGCTTTGTAGATCTCCGCCACTTCGTCGTATGGCTTCAGTCCCTCCATCTGTCGGGTGGAATTGATATGCTGTGCCGTCTCCGTCACTCGGTCGGTGGCATACGAGAGAGAGATGGTAGCTTCGCACTCCTGCTCGTAAGGCGTTATGTCTAGTGCTCGCCTAGTGCTTATGCGGATCAGTAGACAAGGGAAAGCGACCATTGGTCGTGAGCTCTCACCGTAGAGTGTATTGAGCTGACCTCGGTCGATGTCGATCAATCGGAGGAAGGGACACTCCTCGGATAAGTGCTTTGCGATTGCTGTATAGATTGCTTTCATTTTCGGTTGCTAATGAGTTGTTTTGTATATGAAATAAGGGGGTGAAA